ACCGGCACCCCGTTGACGGTGAACGGGGTGCCGCCGCCCGCCGGCGGCGGCAGCTGGCCCGAGCCGTCCGGGCCGGCCAGCCGGAGCGTCCGGCGGCGGGTCTGGCGCAGGTACGACTGACGGCCCCGCTCGGTCAGGTGCGGGACCAGCGCGGCCTGGGCGTCGTCCAGCGCCTGCTCGGCGCGGAGGCGGTCGACGTTCTCATACAGCGCGAGCAACAGGCACTCCGGAAGGGCTAGCAGATCGGCGGGTCCGATGTGGTAGAAGGCGACGAGGTCGGAGACAAGCTCGCCGTAGTCGACTCGTCGCCCACGGGTTGGGGGCTGGCCTCCTCCCCCTCCTCCTCGGCGCCGGGCCGGCTCAGGCCGAGGTAGCGCAGGAGCGCGGTGGCCGGCCCCTCCTCGCCGGGTGGGACCGCCGCCAGCACGTCGGCCTCGCCCGGCGTCAGGCCCGGCACCAGCGCCAGCACCGACTCGCGCAGGAAGGTGTGCCAGGCGGTCACGAAGCCAGTCGCGGCACGCAGGCTGTCGCTGTCGTCCCCGCTCGCGGCCAGGGCGCGCTGCCACTGCTCCTCGATCGAGGCCAGCTCGGCCTTGACGACGCCGGGGCAGCGCGACCCGAAGACGTAGCCCTGGAGGATCACGTCGACCATCTCGGGGACGCGCTCCCGCCGGGGGTCGTCGGGCGCGAGCGCGGTGTACTCCGGGTTCGGCCGCTCGATCACGACCGGCAGCCGCTCGGGCACCAGGTGGCCGAGCCGGAGTGGGGCGGTAGCCGTCCCGCCGGCGGGACGGCTACCGTACGGTGGGCGCGGACTCGACATACGCCCTCCTGCCTACGGCAGCGCCGGGATGACCTGGCGGATCTTGGCGACCCGGGCCGGGCTGACACTGGTGTCCGGCAGCAGCGTCGCCTCGACCGGCACCAGCGCCTTGGCGTCGACCGTGAAGTCCATTGCCATCGTCCCCGACATCTGACAGCGGTAGCCGAGGAAGCGCAGCGGTTCGAGCGACTGGGTCTGGATGTCAAATCCCAGCGAGACGAAGACGTCCTCGATCGTCGACCCGATGTCGAGGTCGTCGTGGCCCTTGGTGCCGGCGATCGGCGCCAGCGAGGTGATCTCACCCTGGCCGGTCGACAGCTGGATCTTCTCCGGCGAGACCTCGGCCAGGTTGAAGCTCATGGTGGCGCTGCGGGCGGTCGCGGGCCGCAGGACCGGGTCGAGCGACTGGTCGACCGTCACGTCGGTGCGGGTGATGTCGGTGCCAAAATGCAACCCGCCGTCGGTATAGCCCTGGAGTGCCCACGGCTCCGGCATCCCGGAGACGGTGCCCCAGTCCTCGCCGAAGTCGACCGTGTCGAGCGGCAGGGCGTTGTTGGTGTCGAACGGGACGGAATAGGCCCAGAAGTTCCGGGTCTGGATGACCAACAGGGCATCGGGCTCGGCCATGATCTCCTCCTACTTCTTGCTGCGCTCGCTGCCGACCGACAGCCCGCTCTCGGCGGCCTGCTGCTCGGCGGTGGTCCCCTGCGCGGCCAGGTTCTCGGCCGCCGACTGGGCGGCACGGGCGGTCGTCAGCCTGCCGGTCTCGCTGTCCTTGAAGCGGTGGCCGGCCTTTTCGAGCGCCGTCCTGGCGGCCTTGCTCAGGTGGTCGGCCGACCCGCCCCGCTTGAGCGTGCGGCCGTTGCCGAGGTCGATGGCCGTCGCCGGCCCCAGGTACGTCAGGCCCATCAGCACTACCTCCAGCGCGTGTTCAGTCCCGGGACGACCAGCAGCGGCTCCCGGTACAGGGCGGCACGGGTGTTGATCCGGTCGAGCAGCCGCTGGGCGTCCTTCGGCTCGATCCGCTCCAGCAGGCCCAGCGAGAGCATCCCGACGTCGAGGTCGGCGCCGCCGGCTGGCGCGTCGAAGCTGGCGAGCTTGCGGGCCAGGTCCGGATGGCGGTCGGCCAGGTCGTCGCTCTGAAAGAGGGCTGCGATCCGGCTGGCCCTGGCCTGGACCTCCGGTGCGAGCGCGCCGATCTCGGCGGCCGGCGCCAGGGTGTGGACGAAGGCGTACAGCCCGCCCATCAGGCCCGAGAACGGCCGCTCGACGCAGAGCCGGGTCAGCCGGTCGTGCTTGCCGTTGCAGCGGCGACAGCGGAAGACCTCCCCGATCTCCCCGAGCCGCATGTTGACCAGGAAGTAGCGGCCCAGCAGCAGCCGGCTGCGCTCGCGGCGCTGCTGGGCCGAGAGCAGCAGCCGGGCCAGCGACGGCAGGTAGACCGTGCGGTCCGGGGTGACGACCTCCAGCGGGCCGCCCGCGAGAAGCTGGGCCTGGCCGTTGACGCTCACGGCAGCCCTCCGTCGGGTGGTGGCGGCGGCGGCGCCCGGTCGACCGCGTGGCGGCGCTCCTCGATCAGCTCACGGCAGAGCGCGTCGGTGCGGTCCTCGTGGGCCTCGCTGCGCGCCCGGAAGTGGTCGCGGTCGGCCTCCAGCCCAGCGACCCTGGCCTGGTGCGAGGCCAGCAGGGCGTGGAGCAGCTGGCCCGAGAAGCGCCAGATGACGATCACCCCGGCCGCCAGCAGGACGACCGGGATGCCGATCTTCTGGGCCGCGTCGAGCGCCTGGGCCGCGTCCATCAGGCCGATAGCTCCGAGAGCGGGATCGCGCAGTAGCGGAACTGGTAGGTCGCGACGACCCGAGGCCAGCCGGTCGGCGGGTCCAGCAGCCGGACCGGACCCCCCTCCGGGACGACCGCGTCGACCAGCGTGTTGGCCGCCCGGAAGCCCTGGGGGCGGGTCCGGTGGGGGTCGTAGAGGGCTGGCCCCAGCTGGCGCCAGAGGGCGGAGGCACCGGCCTCGTCGGGGCCGAGGCAGGACAGGTCGACCCGCTCGATCAGGAACGGCGCCTCCGGGTCCGGCGGTGGCCCGCCCCGCCCGCTCTCGATCAGCACGGCGTACAGGTAGGGCGGGACTTTGACGCGCAGATCGCCGTGCGGGTCGCGGGGCCAGCCGATCCAGACCCGCTCCGCGACCAGGGTCGTGACACCCGGCAGGGACCGGATGAACGCCCGGATCGCGCCGCTCAGGTCCGGGTACGGCACCACGGCCATCAGCCACCCCCGCCTCGCGCTTCCGACTCGGCCCGCATCGTCTGGGGCACCTGGCGTTGCAGCCAGTCGAACGTCGGACGAATGAACGGCTGGGCGCTCATCTTCGAGGTGCCCAGCTCGACGAAGATCGCGTGCCCGGCCTCGGCGCCGATCTGCATCACGACCCGCCCGCCCTCCTCGTAGACCTGGACGTACTCGGAGTCGCGAAGCTCGCCGCTGTCGACCGGGGTCAGCCCCTGCATGAACGAGAGGCCGCGATCGGACAGCGTCGTGAAGGTCGCCTCCAGCACGTCCTCCGAGAACCGCTCGACGCCCTCGCCGGCCCAGGCCAGCTCGGTCCCCGGCACGTCCATCAAGAGCACCCGCCGGCCGCCGTAGTAGAAGCCACGCCCGCCGCGAGAGTCGCCGGTCAGGATCTGGCCGCGCCCCCGGGACTTCATGCCCGGCCAGGCGCTCACGGCTGTCCGCCCGGCGGCTGGACGACCGTCTCGGCGCCGGCCAGCTCGGCCAGCACGCTGAGGACGCCGCCCTGGCCCTGGTTGGCAGCCGGCTCGACCCGCAGCACGGCGGCCGAGGCCAGCAGCAGCCGCCCGTCGCTGGCCCGGACGTCGAGCACCAGGTCGCCCGGCTGGAGCGGGTCGTCGTGGGCGATCCAGAGGGCCGGGGTGCGGGTGATGACGGTGCCCCGGTCGTCGCGGGCGACGGACTCGGCGATCGCCAGCTTGCAGGCGACCCCCTCCTCCCCGGGCGCCGTCTCGGTCAGCTGGTGGCCCCAGTCGTCGAGCAGCGGGTCGCCGTTGCCGTCGGTGAGGCCCACGGTCGGCGCCCGGGTGTAGGTGTGGTCCTGGGCGGCGGCCTCGAACCGGCGCATCTCGCCGAGCATCCCGGGCGTCGTCAGGACCGGCATCAGAGCCCCCTGACCGTGCCGCCGTACTTGCGCGCGTTCGGGTCCGGCGGCCCCGGGGCCGGGACCGGCACCCGGTTGACGAGCCGCCCGGACTGGTACGGGCCGGTCGGGGAGAGCGAGCCGCCAATCCCGGCGTCGGCCTTGCCGGCTTCGATCGCCGCCAGGGTCGTCTCCAGCATCGCCTGGTAGCTCTCGACCAGCTGGTGGGCGCGGACCGACAGGCCAGCCCGCGAGTCGGCGTGGTCGAAGCGGCGGGGCGAGAGGACGCCGAGGACCAGCCGGATCGCCGCCGCCCGGCAGTGCAGCTCGCGGAGGCCGGGGCCGACCTGGTCCCAGGCGGCGTAGCGGTCCCAGAGGTAGTCGATCCGGGTCGCGATGATCCCGTCCTCGGGCAGGGCCGGCGGGTCGCCGGTCTGGGGGTGGACGTCGCCCACCTCCAGGATGATCTGCTGCTTGACGTCCTGCTCGGTGACGGCCATCAGCTAGCTGCTCGGCGTGGTGCGTGAGCCGCCGGTGCGCGACGTCCCAGCCGTCCCGGACGGGGCGCTGGTGCCGGTCTGGGACGTGTCAGACGCGGGCTGGGACGTCTCGGCCGCTGGCGTGGCGGCGTCGGCGTAGAGCGCCGCTTCAGCCTCCGGGTCGCGCGGGGCGGCAGCGGTCGGGGCTTCGGTCCCTGGGGGCAGCGTCTCGGCCTCGGCCTCGGCCTTTGCCTGCGCCTCCGGATCCCAGTCCGGGTGCTCGCGGCGGTAGGTCTTCTCGTCGACGATCACGCCGTGCTTCTTCGCCCAGTCGAGGTCGGTCCCCTCCGGGAGGTCGGCCGGGACGTACTGGCCCCGAGTGAGGCCCGAGCTGCCCCAGCTGTCGACGTTGACGACCATGCGATCGGCCATAGTGCGCGTCCTTCCTGTCCCGCCGGCGGGACCGGGCGGCGACCCCGGGGGTAGGCCAGGGTCGCGGCCCGGATGCTGAGAATCCTCAGCGAGATAATGAGAAAACTAGACGGTCATGACACAGATCGCCGAGGGGAAGTAGACGACGGGGCCGCCCGAGTGCCCGTCGTGGACCACCACCGTTCTCGGCACCTCGTTCGGGTCGTCGACCACCTTCTGGTACGCCCCCGGCGCCGCGCCCGCGTTGTTCGCGTTCCGCGTCATCCGGTACTCCCCGACCGGCTGGCCGTCCCGGCGGTTGCCGATCACGACCACCTTGTTGTCAGGGATGAACGTCGTGAACGTCCCGGCGTCGTTCTTGTACCCCTCATCGTAGACGACCGGGCTCGGCAGCCCGTCCCCCAGCAGCAAGGCGTTCAGCTGGTCCGGCGAGTTGATGGTCGCTAACCCGTCCGTCCGCCGCCCGTAGATGTCGGTCTGGTTGATGTTGCTCAACATCGCGTTGTAGGTGACCTGGTTCATGTAGGCGCGGGCGCCGCTGTTGAAGCTGACGCTGTACCCTCGCGCCTTCAAGGCGACCGCCCGGAAGTCGGCCAGCGGGGTCGCCGTCGCGACGGTCGCCCACGGCACGCTCGCCGCGAACGACTGGAACGTGTACTGGTCGGAGTAGATCACCGCCCCGTCCGGGGCCGGCACGTTGACCGCGCCCGTCGTCAAGAGCGTCCAGACGATCCACTCCTGGCGGTCGAGCCGCCGCTGGAGCAGCTGGGCCTGGCACTCCGCGACCAGGTCGGAGATGTCGATCGTGACTTCCTGGGTCGCCCCCCACGGCCGGCGGGTCGTGATCTCGCGCTCGTCGATCATCGCGTACTCGCCGTAGACCCCGGGTTCGAGCATGAACCGCTTGCCGCCGAGCCGCTGGATGCGGGCCGGCCGCCCGTTCAGGCCCCGCCCCTGCTGGAGGCCGAGCACGTCGTCGAGCTGTGCCCACTCCAGGGCGTGGGCGTCGACCGTGCGGATCGGGAAGAACCCGTCCGCGAACACGATCCGGTTCGCCATCAGGCGTGGCAGCAGGATCTGGGCGATCCGCCGCAGCTCGATGTGGGTCGGGTAGCTGTACGGCATCTCGTCCTCCCTCTACACGCCTGGGAAGGCGATGATGCCCGCCGCCAGCGTCCCGGAGATCAGTCGTGCCTTCATCGCCGTCACGGCGGCGGCGTCGAGGCCGGGGATGTCGGTGGTCTTGAAGATCCCGCTGTAGTAGGCGTCGGTCACCTTCGAGGGCGGCTCCGGCCCGAACTGGCCGGTCGTGACACTCGTCCCGTAGGTGATGACGCCGTTGGCGTCGGTGACGCAGCTGTGCCGCAGGATCAGCTTCGGGATTTCGGTCCCGTCGGTGTTGCCGGAGGCGTACGGCGCAAAGATGCCCGGGGTCGCCGTGATCTCGCCCAGCAGCGTGCCTTTCGGGTAGGCGGTGGACGGCTTCAGGTTGACCGCGACCTCGGACGCCTCGTCCGGCTCCATGAACGGGTCGAGGCGATCCAGGCCCCAGCTGTCGACAGGTGCGGTTGGCATCGTCCTCTCCTTACGTCCGGGCCGCGCCGTTGAGGCGGCCGGCGTCGAGTAGCACCTGGCGACCGACCGCCGTGTGGCCGAGCAGCTGGGCGACCCGCTCGTCGTCCGGCTCGGCCTCCGGGTCCTTCTTCGGCGCGGTCGCCCGGTCCCACATGACCCGCCCGCCGGCCGCCTCCAGCATCTCCTTGCCGAGGATGTTGACGTTCGGCTGGGAGGCGAAGAAGCTGCCGAGCAGGGCGACCCGCGCGATGCGGCTGCCGTCCGCCCGGAACAGCCCGCCCAGCCGCTCGTCGTCGGCTGCGAGCGCGGCGTGGAGCGCCGTGATCGCCTCGACCTGGGTCTGGTTGGCCCGCATCTCTCTGACCTGTTCCTCGGCAAAGGCGCGGGCGTTCTGCTCGATCCGGGCGGCGTGCAGGCGGGCGTTCTCGGCTTCGAGCGCGGCCAGCCGCTGGGCGATCGCCGGCGGAACCTCCGGCTCCGGCGGGGCGGCCAGCGCGATCGGCACGCTGACAGGTGGCATCTCAGGCATCGGGGCCTCCTCTGGCGGTGGGGGTGGTGGCGGGACGGCCGACGCCGGGGCCGGCGCCAGCAGCAGGTCGCGCTCGGCGTCGACCCGCAGATCGCCAGCTGCGACCCCGTCGATCGCGTCGGCCAGGGCCTCGGCGTCCGGCGGGTCCAGGCTGGCAAGGAACCGCGCGAACCGGGCGCGGACGCTTGCGGCCATTGACCGACCTCGCTTTCTCGTCGGCAGCGGCGTCGGCTCTGGCGCCGCCTCCGCTGCCTCGTCCAGGTGGGCGTGCAGGTCGTCCAGGGTGCCCTCGAACGACCCCAGCCGCTCGGCCAGGCCAGCCGTGACGGCGTCCCGTCCGACCAGCAGCCCGCCCGAGCCGTACTCGCGCTCGACCGTCTCGGCCGAGACGCCGCGATAGCGCGCGACGTGCTCGACGAAGATCTGGCCGAGGCTGTCCACGAGCCCCTGCAACTGGGCCTTCCCCGCGTCGGTCCGGGGGTCGGCCCGCTTGCGCGGGGAGACGGAGGAGACGAACTCGATCTCGTCCGCCTTCTGTCGATCCGGGTCTTTGACGGCCGCGACGACGCCGATCGAGCCGAGCGCCGCCGTCTCCGCGATCACGATCTGCTCGGCCGCCGACGCCAGCCAGTAGGCGGCGCTGGCCCCGAGGTCGCTGACGTACGCCCAGACCGGCTTGACGCTCCGGGCGCGGTGGATCATCTCGGCAAGCTCCGCGATCCCGGCGACCTCGCCCCCGGGGCTGTCGACCGCGAGCAGGATCGCCTCGGTCTTCGGGTCCTCCAGCGCGACCGTGAAGTCGCGGGCCAGCAGCTGGACCGAGGTCCCGCCCGAGACGCTGCTGAACAGGTTGGCGTAGCGGGCGATCGGCCCGACCACCGGCAGGACGGCGACCCGGCCCCGCCGGCTGGCAAGCTGGGCCTGCTCGATGCGGGCACCGGCCCGCTGCTCGACCGCCAGCAGCGCGGCCTCGCGCGCCGCCAGGTCGCCGTGCAGCGCAAGCGCCAGCGCCTCCGGCGTAATGTCGGCCCGCTCGACCAGCTGGCAGAGCGCCCCGAGCGCCTCCGGGCGGATCGCCCAGGCGACGCCGTAGACGTGGTCGATGGCGCTCATGGCTGCTCCTCCTCGTCGTCGTCGTCGTCGTCACGCTCGGTCGAGGGCGTCCCGCCGACCCGGCCCGGGCGGGCCTGCGGCGGCTGGTCGTCGGCCGGCTCCGGCTGGACCAGGTCGGGCGTCGGCTGCGGCGTGAGCATCGTCAGGTCGCGGACCGGCAGACCCAGCTTCTCGTCGAGGTGGGGCAGCTGGCTCGGGTGGAGGTAGCCGGCCCGCTTGAGCCCGGCCACCGCGACCATCAGCTCGGCCACCTCGCGCGCCTCGGTCCGCCCCAGGCTCGGGACCGGCACCAGCTCGGCCGCCGCCGGCTCGCCGTAGTTGAGTCGGACCCACGGCTTGAGGATGTCGTTGGACAGCATCCGGGCGACGGCCGCCTTCGCCTGGCGGACCAGGGTGTCGAGCACGTCCTGGTGGACCGAGGCGGCGGCCCGCGCCTGGTGCTGGCCCTCCTCGGTCGCGAGCGTCTGGGTCAAGATCGCTTTGGTGACCTGCTGGTCGGCCTGGGCCAGGCCCGCCAGGAACGGCTCGCCGTCGCCCTGCATCTCGATCGTGTGGATCTCGGTCCCGGCCGGCACGACCAGCAGGCTGCCGTTGCGGAAGACCTCCAGGGCGGTGTACAGCTGCTGCTCGGGCGTCGGCGCGGCGTCCTGGGGCAGGTCGTCCGGCGGGTCCGGGTCGGGCTCGTCCGCGATCGGGTTGCCGAGCGGGTCGGTGACCGGCTGGGCGTCGCTGCCCTCGGGGGTGGTCGCCCAGATGCTGGGGCCGGCGAACTGGGCCAGGTACGCCAGGTACTCGCCGGTGATCTGGCGCTTGCGCCACCACGGCTCGTAGGCGGCCCGCAGCACGCTGGTCCCGCGTGGGTCGCCGTCAGCCGGCCGGAACGTCAGGACCGCGAACTTGGCGCGAGGCAGGACGCGCGGGTCGTCGGCCTCGACGGTCGCGCTGCCGAGCGCCGACAGCTGGCCGCCGAACGGGCCGGGCTGGACCCCCATGATCCCGACCACGTTCAGGAACGGGTCGACCACGAAGGCGACGTGCTGGCGGGGCTTCGGCTTGATCCGGACCAGGTTGAGCAACAGCTTGCTCTCGCGCGGCTTCGGCTTCGGCTCGGCCACCACGGGGGCCGGGGCGGGCGCGGACGGCCCGGGTGGGGCACCGGGCCGTCCGGTCCCCGGAGCGGGCGGCTGGCCG